ACTCGTTCTGGTTTCGGGTCTAGTGATCCTGACCTCACTGACACTTCAGAATCCTTTGGACTCCCTGCTACTGCTGACCTTATGTTCGCTCTCATATCTAGCGAGGAGTTGGAATCCCAAGGACGTATAATGGTCAAGCAACTGAAGAATAGATATAATGATACTAGCAGTAACAAAAAGTTTATGGTGGGTATTGACAGATCTAAGATGAGGTTGTATGATGTTGCTGATAGTACATCTGTGATGGATGTAGAGGAGGAAGAGATGCCTCAGTTCTCTGAAAGTAAAAACCGATTATCTAAATTCGCTGAGTGGAATGTATAACTATGACTGTAGACTTTAAAAAATATGAGCACTTTGTAGATGCTGTCACATCCGATTGTTCTAAAGATTTTGTCAGTCTTGCTGACCGTATGGGTGCGCTTGACAGAGAAGGTGCAAATATTGAACGTCTTGCCACTGCTGGCATTGGGCTTGCTGCTGAGTCTGGTGAGTTTCTGGAAATTGTTAAGAAGATGGTCTTTCAAGGTAAACCTTGGAATGATGACAATAGAGAGCATCTTATTATTGAGTTGGGTGATACTATGTGGTATGTAATGCAAGCTTGCATGGCATTAGATGTAGATATCAATGATGTTGTTAGACGTAATGTTTCTAAATTAGAGAAGCGTTACCCTAGTGGTTCATTTGATGTAGAGAAATCAGAACATCGTAGAGCAGGTGATAGATGAGTAATGTAATTCCTGCTTTTCCTACACCAGTTTATATGGGAATGGTTAGAGGATCTACTTTTGATGATGTACAGAAAGAAATAGATGATTCTTTACCTAAAGCAGATTTTAGGTATAATGATAATTTTGGAGAGACTCATTATCTTTCTGACCCTACATTTAAGGAAAATTATTTTGCAAAGCATTCTTTAAAAAAATTACAGTCTGCTATAGGTGATCATCTTCAAAAATATATGGATATTATTGGGTATGTCAATGATTTAAAATATCATATTGATAGTTCTTGGGTTGCCTTATTCAAACCAGGTCACTATGGACACATTCATGATCATGGATCGGTTGATATATCTGGAGTATACTACCACAAAACAAATGGTAAGGATGGCAAGATTTTCTTTGAGTCTCCTAATACTAACTTAGCAAGTTCTGTAGTATTCAATCATTTATCAAATAGTATGACATCTGATCCAGAGGAAGGAAAGATAATTCTTTTTCCTGGTTGGTTTAAACATGGTATTAAAAGAAATAATACAGATGAAACTAGAATAAGTTTATCATTTAACATATACATTGATAATATACGAGCTCATGACTGATAATAATATTCAAATGTGTGCTACTTCATTACCATATAGACATGGTACTTTATCTGTAGTAGTTCCAATGGCACATATGAAAGACATCATAAAACAAATATGGAAATCTCGTGGCACTGAACCTAGAATGGCAGAGTTGTATGAGATATATGAACCTTTAGTGTTTGAAGATCTGGATAAATAAAGAGAATATACTTTTCATAAGTTGTGTCTTTAGTAGATTGGAGAAAACTAGGAAATTACAGACCAGATGGAGACATGTATCTAATGAATGTCTTCAGTGCCATAATGTCTGCTACTCCTATAGAAATGGAAAAGGGTAAAGCAGTATTGTTTGCTGACCTTAAAGATTTTAAAGATCTGACTGATGACATGGAGAAGGTCTTTAATGATGAAATGGTTTTTGATGATCCTGGTAACAAAAATGGATTTAAACAAAAGTATTCTGGTAAGAAATGTCTTAGGGCAATCTATATCAGCAATCAAAACGAAGATAAGTTAGGATTAACTAAGTTAATAAAGACTGCTGATTTTGGTGGTGCTGGAGGAGGATCTGGTGCTGGATCAAAAGCAACAGAGATGTTTGAGAGTGCTGCTTGTTGGGTAACAGCAGTACGTTTTAGTATGGGAAATCAAAATATAGGAAAGGATTGGGGATGTAGCAATTGTTCATTTAGAGAGGTAGCAGATCGTGTTAGCACTACCGCTACAATGGAAGAAGTATGTACGTTTTTACAGAGAAATCCTAAGTGGTTGGATACTTCAATTGCTACTGCTAACACTTTATATAATGAGTATAAGGGTGGAGATTACTACTTCTATAGAGGTAAAGGTATAGTAGAGGGCATTGAAGATCATTTTAAAACTGTTAATAGAACAACTAATAAAGATCCAGAAGACAGTGGGTTTTCAAATATAAACAAATGGACACCTGCTGACATTTATCTCTGTGATAAATTGTCAGAAACATCAATGTTGAATACTTTAAAAGAGCAGAAAAGATTTGGTACTCTTAATACAAGTATGGAAAGGTTCCTTGATAAGGGAGATTTGGTTGGAGTATCATTGAAGTCATTGAAACCAGGTTCTACTGGTAGATTAAAACCTTTTAATAAAACTGGTGCTATTAAGGAAAGAAAAACTTTTAGACGTGCTGGTGTGAAGGATGGTGCTAAAAGTTTATTGAGTTCTATGGATGTTTATTTGTTTGGAGAGTTTGAAATACAGTTTCGTGCTACTGATACTGCTGGTAAGACATGGCAAGGTGAAATTCTAGGCACAGAAGCTAAGCATGGTAAGTTGGGTGGTGGTGTTATGGATGCTATTCTTAAGAAGGTATATAATAAAGGATTATTTGCTGCTACTGGATACTCAGACACTAAATCTATTGCTGCTGCTTCTAAACTTGACAATAAGAGAGAAGAAATGGCAGAAGAAATTAGTAGGATAGCAAAGGAACATAGCATAGGTCCAGATTCTGATGATGTGACAGTATCACAAATTAAAAATCAAGGAGCAAAGTGGGTATTCTCTAAGTTTCTTGGTATGACATTAGTTGATATGGTTTATTCAAAACAAAATAAACGAAATGATCTGATGACTGATGTATATTTGTATGCTTCTTCTCAATCTGATAACTCTGCTCCATACATGAAGATATCCTGATGGCTAATGTAACTCAATTAAAACACTTAGAACATCTAGAAGATGAGATGCTCAACTATGGAGTTGATGGATGTAAGGCTGCTGTTAGTTTCTTAATGGAACTAAGAAAGATGCTTGGTTGTGATAACAGCAGTGGTTTTATGCAGACTAAATGGGACGGTGCTCCTTCTTTAGTTTGTGGTAAGGATCCTAAGAATGGTTTATTCTTCGTTGGAACCAAGGCAGTATTTAATAAAGATCCTAAACTATGTTATTCTCCAAATCAAATTGATACATGGTATGGTGATAGACCAGATCTTGCAACAAAATTGAAACTAGCTTTAGAACATTTTAAAGCATTGGGTATTGATGGTATATTACAGGGAGATCTTCTCTTTACTATAGGAGATCTAAAATCTGAAATGGTTCATGGGGAAAAGTTGTATACTTTTAGACCCAATACTATTACGTATGGTGTACCTGTAGATCATGAGATAGGTAAGAGAGCAAAAGCAGCAAAGATTGGTATAGTATTTCATACACATTACAGAGGTCAGGACACTAGAGATGATGATCAACCAGAGTTGTTAGAAAATATGACTGCTAGAGCAGGTATTGGTGGTGTTAAATTTACTAACAATCCTAATGTATTCATTGTAGATAATGACACTCCTATGGATAAGGTTGGGTTAAATCATACAGAGGAGAGAACCTTTGATACTCATGTGGCATCCATTGAAAGTAAATGTAAAACTTGTGGTGATTTTCTTGATGAATTGGTTACTAATACTGGTAGCACAGGAGATCAAAAGTGGCATGTTGCTTCCTACCTAAAACAATTTTTTAATGCTGAGATTAGAGAACGCCGTAATATTGTTGATGTAGACAAAGCATTTGAAGGATTGTATAATTTTTATTATGATAAGACTACGGCTATGCTTGATAAACTTAAGACACCTGCAACCAAAGCACAGAAGAGTAAGTTAGTTCACAACAGTCAGAATTATCTTAGAGATAATCAATATAAGTTCAAGTCAATGCTTGATCTTTATAAGGAACTTCAAGAGATAAAGCAATTTGTTATTGATAAACTAGATCATTTGGAAAGTTTTAGAACATATGTTCAGACTGAGAAAGGATATAAGGTGACTGGTCCAGAAGGTTATGTTCTACATAAGGATGGGGACATGATCAAGTTTGTTAATCGTCTTGAGTTTGCCTACAATAACTTTACTCTACAGAAACAATGGCGTTAAAGGGAAAGAGATGTTATTTTACATTTGGTAGGTTTCAACCACCGACCACAGGACACAAAGACAACTTTGCTGGTGTCAAACGTACTGCTGGTGGTGAAGACTATCGTATTTACATTTCACAAACTGTAGATAAGAAAGGGAAGAACCCACTTCCACCTGATAGAAAGTTGCATTGGATAACTAAAATGTTTCCAGAACATAAAGGTAAATTCTATAGTGGTCCTAGGGAACCTGTTGCTATCATGCAAGACCTAATGATGGGTGGATATGATGAAGCAGTCTTTCTTGTAGGGTCTGATAGGGTTGCTGCGATGCAGTTTCTTCATAAATATAATGGCAATGATAAAGATTTTTCATTTCGTGTTCTAGAAATTGTATCTTCTGGTAGTAGAGATGCAGATGGTGATACATTTGCTGTATCTGGTACAAAAATGAGAAGAGCAGCACATGCTCGTGATTTTAAAGCGTTTCGT